GTCGTGACCTGACTAGAAGTCAAAGACCCGGTATAGGTGGGCAAATCAGTAGACGCTAGGGACGCACCGGAAGTGACTCTGCCTTTTGCGTCGACTGTGACCTTCGGGTAAGTACCGGCCGTGACACCAGAGTTAGCGAGCGTCACGGCGATGCTCGTCGCACCAGATCCGGTTGCATCGCCCGATAGAGTAATGCTTTGGTTGCCCGTGAGGTAAGTGCTGGTGTCCAGAGCCCACGTATCAGTTGCCGTTTTCTTGAGAAAGCCCGACGTACCTGCCAGTCCTGCAATCGCGGTCAGATCTGCATCAGCAGGCTGGTACGCCGTGCTGGCGGTATATGCAGCCGTGCCAAGCGAGCCGCCTGCGCCGATATTGAGCGAGGCACCGTCAGTGCCAGAGAACGTCAGGTTGTTGTTGATCTGAAGGGTCTTGCTGGTCGTGCCGCCGGCCACCGAAAATCCGGTGGTGTTAGCAGTCAAGCTCAGGCCGTTGTACGTTTTGCCCGTTAGCGCGGACGGAATGTCGCCGTCGGCAATCGACCCCCATGCAGGAGCCGCAGCCGCAGAGCCGGTGCCGGTTGATGTAAGGAACTGCTTGGCGGTGGTCGCGTTGCCGGCCAAGCGAGCGTTGCTGTTAGCGCCATCACCGTAGATCAGGTCGCCAAGTGTGGTGACCGGGGACAGCGCGTTGAAACCTGCGGCCTTGCTGGTAGCGCCCGTGCCGCCGTAGGAAATGCCGACTGCGGAGCCAGTCCAAGTGCCGGCAGTGATGGTGCCCAGCGTAACGATGCTGGTCGAACCAGCCGCTGGGGCGTAGGACGTAGAGGCGGTGAACGCCGCAGAACCAAGTGTGCCGCCTGCGCCGATGTTGAGCGTCGATGAGTCGGTGCCGGACAAGGCCAGCGTGTTGTTGACCGTCAGCGTTTTGGACGTTGTTCCACCAGCTACCGAAAATCCGGTCGCATTGGCTGTCAAAGTCAAACTGTCGTACGTTTTGCCCGTGAGCGCCGTCGGGATGTCGCCGTTGACAATGCTGCCCCACGCGGGCGCAGTGGCGCTAGTTCCGTCTCCGGTAGACAAGAGGAACTGTTTCGTGGTGGTGGTGTTGCCGGCGAGGCGAGCGTTGGTGTTTACACCACTGCCGTAGATAAGATCGCCCAGAGCGGTAACCGGGGACAGCGCGTTAAACGCAGCGGACGCCGTAGTCTGGCCCGTACCGCCTTTTGCGATTCCTATGGCCGTGGCATTCCACGTGCCAGTGGCAACTGTGCCGAGAGTGGTGAGGCTCGTAGACCCCGCCCACGTCGACAATGCCGTATCCTCGACACTACCGAGTCCTACGTCCGACTTGGATACCGCTGACCACGAGGGAGCGGCCCCATTAGTGCCGTTTCCCGTTTGCGAAAGAAACTGCTTTGTCGTCGTGGTGTTCGGGGCGAGCAACGTAGTGGTACTGGCACCCGACTGATACGGTACGGACCCAAGAAGGGTAGTGCCGTTTCCGCCAGAAAGGTTCGTAGCGGTCGTAGCGCTAGTAGCACTAGTTGCAGAGCCGGCCGAGCCGTCGATGCTCACGCCGTTCAGCGTCAGGGCACCGGAAGTACGGTTGATGGCAACTGATGTGGTGCCGAGGAACATCGTCTGGTTGCTGAGCGCCAGTGTTCCGGCGCTCGCAGGGAACGTGACCGTCGTACCGTCGGTACCTGCCAAAGTCAGGCTGTTGGACACGGTCAGCGTCTTGCTGGTCGTGCCGCCAGCGACAGAGAAGCCGGTCGACGCTGCCGTGAGCGTAAGCCCGTTGTACGTCTTGCCAGTCAGCGCACCCGGAACATCAGCGTCCACCAGTGGCGAAGCAGACCACGTGTCGGCTGCGGTACGTCGAACAAAGCCTGTGCCGGTCAGACCCTCAACACCGGCCAAGTCGTTGGCCAGCGCAAGCGTGGGGTTGCCCGAGACGCCGTCACCGTTGGTGACCGTAATGCCGGCCGCCGGCTGAGTGATAGCGCGAACCGCCGCTGTTCCGGTACCTGTGCGAGCAATCAGGCCGTTAGCGGCCAGTCCTGCTACCGCTGTCAGGTCACTATCAAGCGGCTGGTAACTGGCTAGATCGGAAGTAAGCGCGATTGTGCCATTGGCATTGGGAACCGTCAGCGTACGGGTCGTGGCCGTAGTCACTCCCGACACCTCGAACGCCACCTTCTTGGTGTTGTCGCCGTTATCGGCAATCGTCGTAGTCGAGTCAATCGTACTGATCGTGACGCCGCTGATCGTGCCGCCGGTGATGTTGACGTTACTGGCAGCCTGCGTAGCAATGGTTCCTAGGCCCAGATTGGTACGAGCCGTAGCAGCGTTAGCGACTTCTGCAAGGTTGTTGTCTTTTTGCAACGACTGTTCAGCAGACGCGGCCGTAAATCTGTTTTCGACGTAGCAAGTGGTGACGCCGTCACGGGGGCGAGCAGTGGTTCCGTCTTGCGCACGAACAACTGTCCAGTTATTACCGACAGTGCCGGTGACCTTGACGATCTCGATGTTAATTTCATTGGTGCCAGAAACCTCGTACATCGTGGCGTAGAAGTAATCGCCACTTCCGCCGGTCACCGCAGGAAAGCCAGAACCACTGACCACGGACATCGTGGTCTGCGTGTTGTTGATAGACCCGGAAAGAGTCGTGCTTGCGTTGTTCTTAAACAGCAGCGCCATCTCAGTAATCCTTCACTCGAACAACGAACTCGATCTGTTTGACCCGACCAGCATTCGACGTTGCGGTCAACGTGATTTTATACTTGCCGCCGTTGGTGCCACCCGACAACCACTGCTTGATAATCCTGCCGCTGTCAATCACGAACGTGGGCCCCAACGTCAAACCAGAAGGGCTTACCACCACATTTAGAGGTGATGGCACGGGCGGGTTGCCGGTCGACACCAAGGTATCGCCGTCAGCCAGAAACTCGGAGAAGTCGATGTCGTAATCGAGGTACTCCGCAGGCTGTTTGTAGAATGTTCCCAGAATCACAGTGTCACCTCCATGCGCCTGTCAGACGCAGGGACAGTCATCAATCGTTCGACAGGAGCCGGGGCGGCCACTGCGTAATCTTCGGCGGCCGACGCTGCAATAGCTTCAGCAACCGCGTTTGCGCCCAACTTAAATTTAAACGCGACTTGCGCCGAATTTTGAGCCACGCCGCTAGTCAAAGCTGCGTTTGGTTTGCGGTGCCGCTCAGAAAGAACTTGCGCTACGGCGGCTGCTATGGTAGGTGAAAGTTCTGCAATCCGTTTTCTCAGAGCGAGAGGAGAACTCCCTACAGCGACTCCGGCGGTATTGGCCAAGCGGCGCACATTTACACGAGTCGGAATTACGCCTGCTGCCGCTGCCGACACGGACGCGACTGGCCGGTACTTAAAATTGACGGTTGCTGCACAAGTCGCAGATGCTGTGGTACTCGCTGACCTTAGGGCTTTGCGCAACGCCGCCGCTGACGATACCGCTACGCCTGACGTACTTGCCGAGCGAGGGGCGTACCGAAAGGCAAACGCAAAAACCGCCGCTGCGGCGGAAATAGCCGCCGTTCGAGTTGCCCTCGCATACCCGCCGATTGTCGAAACAGTGGCAACACCGGAGCTTGAAGCTGCCAAACGCCGATTAAGCCGAGCAACAACCGCAGTTTCGGCAAAAGCCGCCTGCTGAACCGGCACCGTTCTCAACTTAGTGAGAGCGCCGGAACTCGATACCGCTTGAGCGGATTGGGTTGCAGACAGCAACGCCCGAATCTTGGTAGCCGACTCACTCGGCGTGGCGCTGGGCGTAGTTACCGCCGACGCCGTTTTCAACAGGTAAATCGACGTCAAGGCGCACGTCACTTCGACGTCGCCTACCAACTGAATAAGGCTTTTCCCTGATTCAGCCCCCGGGAACGATACGTGGTTGATAGCCCCGGAGTTGAGCGCGCCGTTGTGAACGGAAAAATGGCTCATTTCAACGTGAGGACGAGGTTACCTTCGGGAACAACCACGCTATCTCCTGTGGTGATAAGCCGTGATGCCCCCAGTGCCCCTGAGTACAGAATGTTGCCCTCACCCTTGGCCGCGCTGTCCCAAATCGCCCAGTGCGTGATCGTTTGCGCCGTCGGGCCGGTAGATATGGGAAACACCAGTGCCGAACCGTTCGTAACTGTGACGTCCACGTCGCCACCGGCTGTTTCGGCGTTGATTTCTGCGGTAAGGCTGTTCAACGCCTGTCGCGCATACGCGCCGTAGGTGGCCTCGGTGCCATACGTCGCGTCGCTGGGGGCGGCCGTGTGCAGCGCGAGATACAACCCGGTGGGAGGCACCAACGGCTCCCGCACCGGGTTCAACGTGCTGTTGAAAAGCCCCAGTGCGAGGTATTTGGACAGGCCTGCCATATTAGGTCAACGCGACAGTCAGTTGGCCAGCGGGGATCACCACAACGTCACCAGACTGCACCGAGCGGCTGGCCGACAGCGAACCCGAGTACATCAGGTAAGCACTGGTGCCGAGCGTCTGATCGGACCAAATCGCCCAGTGGGTCACGGTTTGAGTCGTACCGGTGGAAGCCGGGAAGTTGATGTCGGCGGTGTTGGTCGCAGTGATCGTCTGCTCAGGGGCGACACCGGTCGTGGACGAAGTCATAACCGAAGCAATGTTCACCCGGGAGTAGCCGGAATAGGTCGCTTCGTTACCGCCGGTGTTGTCGTCGGGGGCGGCGGTGTGCAGGGACATCCATACACCGGGTTTAGCGGTGAGGGTGGTGCGCGACGACGCCAAAGTGGCATCGAAAATCTGCTGCGCAAGGGCTTTGGAAAAACCGGGCATGATGGCTCCTATGGGTGCCGTGGTTGAACTCGCAACGAGGCGGCCGTTAGCGCCTTGTTAGCGTCGATTTTAGCCTTCGTTGCTTCTGTCCGATACATTTTTTCTCGGGCGGATGCGGCGTCGGGGGCTGTAAACGGTTGGTTGGGAATTGCGTACACACGCGCCAGTGCGCCGTGGATCAGACAGTCGAAATACCGCTCCATCATGTCCCGATCCGCACCGTTGGCGCTGCGCTTGGGCGCAATGGCAGTGGTCAGCACCAGAGCCCCTACCTCAGAGTTCTTTGGCACCGGGGTAAGCACCACCTGAGTCGGGTCGTCCTGACTGAACGCCACCGGCGCGCCGCTCAACGTATCGAGGTTGCGGAACTGAAAGCGGTTCTTGGTCGAAAACCCCATCGGCCACATTGGCGTGTTGTTGTACCACGCTGCAATGACCGAAATAGGCTCGGTCCCGTTGGGGATCTCGACTTGGTACGCCTTTTCGCCGGCCTCAAGATCAATCGGATCGCTGGTGTAACGCCACCAGTGGGTGCGACGACAGAAGTCGATGCAGGTCAGCTTGACCGCGTGCGTGGCAATGGCCTCAGGGCAATGCGGGGCATACATGATGACGTCCCTGACGAGCGAATCGTAGTCTTGGATCGTCATTTCAAGCTACCCTCAACTGACGGATTGGCAGGGCCCAGCGCCGTGTTCGCGCTTGCGCCAGTATCACCCGCCGCTTTGCCCGCAAGCACGTCCTTGAACGCGCTGAAGTAGCCAGTGGCCTTGGAGCCGTCAGCGTAATCGGTGTCTTTGCTGTACGCGCGGAACATCATGTAATTGAGCAACGCCGCTTGGTAGGTGTCCTCAAGTTCGATGGCCTGCGCCTCGTTGGTGATCACCGACGGAACCTTGCTGTACACGACGACGAGGCTGCCAGCGCCGGTGTTGGGCGGGAACACGTAAAACACCCCGCCCTCGTCACTGTTGTACACGTAGTTCTTGACCGTTGCACTCGCTTTGGACGTGTGCCAGTCGTACGGCGCTGCATCGAGCAGTTCGCGCGAAATGAGGCGCACCGACGGGCCCTCGACATTGCGAGGAATATCCATCAGCACGATGGAACCGGTGGGTAACGTCTGAAGCGTCCCAGCGACCAATGACAAGTTCTGCCGCACAGTGTTGGCTGTGGGCGAGTATGTGACTACCTGCGACTGAGCTTCGTTCAGCCAGTCGAGCAGTTCAGCCCGCGTCCACGTGACGTTGCCGGTGTCTTCCAGCAGGTACGCAGCACGGTTGATCAAAGTCGTAGCGGTGATGGTGCCCATACCACTCCCGTGAAAAGCGCCCGGGGGTTACCCGGGCACCTCATTACGCGCTAACGAGAGCGACCCAGTTCGAGGGCGAGGTCGCCACGAACATAGCACGTTGACCCGTGGTGAGGGTCAGGGCCGCATTGGCCGACAAAGCGTTGATCACGCCGCCGGTTGCGGGGTACACAGCCGTCGAGTTGGCACCGGCGTTGTACACGATCACCGAATCACCAGCGTACACACCAGCGGGCAGACGAACACCGGTAGAAGCAGTGGCGCTGCTGGTACCGATGACGTTGATTTCGCCCGTCAGAGCGACAGCCAGTGCTTGGGTGTTGTTGCCAGCGGCGACAGTGATGCCAGTCACCACGTTGGCAGCGGCCGTACCTGCCCACTCACCGCGCTGCGACACATTGACCGAACTCAGTCCGAAAGACATAGCGTTCTCCTAAAGTTGAGGTGGGGAGGGTGTTACCCCTCCCCCGCCAATCAGCCGGCGATGTAACCGGTGGTG